AGATAGAAATAATGTCGCCCGCCTGACAAGCGACAGCGTCTATACCCGCTTTAAAAGCGACTGAACGGTTAATATACCGGGCGACCTTTAAAGCGTATCGTGCCGCACGAATGGCGTAACTCGCCCCTGTCGTAAATAACCGAATCTGGCTCTTTCGCATTGGCTCGCCTGCGGCCAAGGATTCCTCATCGATGTAAGCGATTGTTTCCTGCTGATAGTTCTTCTCCTTATCCGTGAACTGAACCTCGATAACGTTCGGTACTTCCTTCATCGTTTTCCAGCTTTGAGCGAAAGAATCTTTGACGATATTCCCCATGCCAAATAACTGAGTGGGAAGCGTGGGCTTATCGATCTTAAAGGTCAAACCGCCTGCGCTATACACCGGCATGGCGTTGAAAGTGGCACAAAGCTGAATCAAGATATCCAGCGCTTTGTGATTGCTATCTATGACCACATCCATTCTGAACCGCTTCTCAAACCCGCCCTTGCCGTCCGGCACCCGCTCCTCGCAGTATTGAGCCATTTCAAGAAGCGATGCGTTATCGAGATTGTCCGTCACGATGAACTCGCCAAGCCCGTACCTTTTATGCGTCACCAGATCACGCAAACACCAAACAGGATTCGCTGAATACCGTAAAACATATGTTGACCCGTCCCATGAAAGAATCGTGTCATCAGAAAAAAGTCGATAATCACTTCCGTCCCAATAGTAATCCTCCCAATCCACCGGCACGCCTGCGTTGCGTACATCAGGAATCGAAACCTTTTTGCCCTCAACGATAGCTGTTATATTCGGCGTTGAACCGCTCAGCTGGTCTGTCGCCAAAAGCTGAAGCCCCATCAGCGCTGTGTTTGGATAGCTCAAATCGTCCGTCTTAATCTCATCTATTTGAAACAACGTGAGGTCGCCTTGCTTCAATGGCTGAAGCGAGCTATCCTCGCTTGTGCGGGTGATCCGAATATCGTATTGTCCGGGAGTGAGCCCCGTCTTACGAAACACACGCCTGACGCTTGTGCGTGATTGCCCTGAGATAGTGGTTTCTCCCAAATCGATATAAACGCTCTCCGAGTGGAGCTTATACTCAACCCGGTAAGTCACACTCCAACTCTGAATATCTCCCGAGCCAGAATTCTGCTGATACAACCCGTTATTAAGACGAAGGTGAATCTCAAACGCCTCGACATCCGAGTCAATCATGGTGTAAATATATGGATTGTTTTGAGTGAGATTAGCGTTGACCGGGTAAACATTGTGCAGATCCTCAAAATTAGGAATCATGCTCTGATAATTAGTCCCAAACCGCTTCTCGACTGAAACCCCGTCAAAATTCACTATGGGGTTATTGTTTAACTCGATATCCTCTACCGACTCAATCTCACCCTCGCACAGAGCGAGTAAAACATTAAGGTAGTGCTTATCCCCGTCCTCCCATAAAAACTGATTGATGATATTGCCGCCGACACGATGCTTCCCGTAAACCACAGCCACCGGCACACCGACTTCCTGAACAGTCTGAACCCCGTCCCAACCGTATGTGGGCGATCCCTCGTCCATGCCCGTCCCTGATCCCAAATTAAAATCCGGCATCTTGGGCTGGTTCATGTACTGATAAATGGAGTAACCCATTGATAAAACAAAGAACGTGAACAAGAACGGATGAGCCACGGCCGCCGCCCAGACAGCTGAAATAATCCATGACACAACGGCGACAACCGGAGCCTTTACTTCCGGAATGACCGTGATCTCGTCACCGTTATCAAGCCGCACCGACAGATCATCAATGCGTTTCCCTGTGACGATCACCCGTTTGTCCTGATAATCAAAACCCGACTCATCGAGATAATCTCGCACGCTCCTGCGGCGGGAATACTTGAACTGCCGGACTCCGGCTTCCTCAGTCTTAAACGGATTGGCTATGTTACGAATTATGACCATGCTCTTAACCTGTAAAATCCCTCTATTTTTGAAACCCACATAACATCATCAAGCCGTGACACCACGACACCCTGACGACAACAATGAATAAACCGTCTGCTCTTTAAAACCACTCCTGCGTGATTGGCGATCCCCCTTGAGTTAACAAACAAGACGCCGTCGAGCGTTCTGGGATCCGTGACCTTCTGCCAATCATGAGCGCAATTCTCCTTAAAATAATCTTTGCCCCGCAATCCCCACACCTTCCCGTATTCCAAATCCTCAATATCAAAAAGTCGAACTCCAAGGTCGGCGTACGCCAACTTGAGAAATCCCCAGCAATCAAGGCCGTCCATTGTCCTCCCTCTGTGCCGATACGGAATGCCGAGATATTTCTCAACCATGCGTTTCTCTACATCACGTAAATCCGTCTTGATGGCACTGACGGAAACGCCCCGAACCGATGGTAATTCTCCAACTGTTTGCATCGCTGTTTCGTTTTGTTGCACGTAAGCTCTCCTCCCACATACCCACACTCCGTGGACTTAAACTTCCACGAACAATAATTCCGTGCGTACCTTCGTGCGGGTAAATCAACCCCTAAGACGTCAAACTTCCCGGTTAAAGTAAACTCAACGTTTTTCTGATCAGCTGAATAGTTATCGATATAAAAAACGTCATCCATGTGAGCGTCCGGGTCTGCCAACTGATCCGCCCAGACCATTCGGATAACAACCTTCTTGCCTCTAAAATCAAACTGCTCCAGATACAGTTGAATGAGCCGTGAAACGTTGCCGAGTCTGACCTTTACCTGATCAATCTGCCCTTGATTGTTTTCCGCAATAAACTCATGCGTTATAGGAAACTTTGAGTAAAGCACCTCGTTGTAAGTGACATCGTGATCAAACCCGACTAAATGCAGATCATTCACTCCGTCATACGCCTCAAGCGTATAAAGGAAGATGGGGGCGTTCTCCTGCTTCGCCTTCTCCTGTTTAAATGTCAAATCAACGTCTCGAGGCATTACTTCACCTCCATCAAATCAAACTCAAAGTCATATACCTCATGCGCCTTCATCGTGAATTTGAAACTATCCTCAACAAACCTCACCGAATACTCGACCGAGTCGTTCGGGTTCGTCCATGTGAACGCCATAAACGCCCCGTATTTGCTCTTAAAAAAATCCCGCACCGACTGCATGTCGGTTTTTACCCTGTTGTTAAACCGCAACCTCCACTTCCGCAACGGCGAAGCCCATTTGCGTCTGCGTTGCTCCGCTCCATTCTCAAACTCCGAAATGAGCGTCTTGTATTCCAACGACTCCTCAAAAACAAAATCTGGCAATGACGTGAATTCACTCATGCGTAACTCCTGATCACTGAACGGATCTTCCCGTTGTTGTAAATATCATCAGCGATGGCGTTGGATAACATTTTGCGGTTACGCCACACGTCCTGAGCGTCCCAAGCCTGAATAACCTGATTGACGTTTATAGTGATCCCCTCTCCCCGAATAGAGTCGCCGTTATTAAGCGCCCGTAAATTATCTGAGCCACCTAACGCCTGCATGCCCCTGCGGGAAAGAATCCCCTCGCCTGTCTGCGCTATGATTGGCACCTCATCGGGGGCAAGCCCATTGTGCGCACGAATAAACGCTCTGTTCCTCCTCTGCACCGCTCCGCCCTGATGAAACAAGCTCGCTACCGGAACGCCGAAGATCGTGCCGCCCGCACCGGCCATCGCCGTAAAAATCTTTATGAGTAACAGCTTCGCTAAGATGTTCGAGATCATCTGCAGAACCGCCCTGCCGAAATTGGCGAACACTTCTTTGATACTGCGAAGCTCACCAGTAAACGCCTTAAAGAAAAACTCCGAGAAAGCGTTCTGCATATTGTGAGCGGACTGCTTGGCGAACTCCTCCATAACATTAAACTGTTTGCCAGCTTCCTCCGCCCCCTTACCGACTTCCTTGGCGACGTTCTTCAAAATCTCGGCTGTCTTATCTCCCGTGTCTTTAACCTTGGCGAACACAAGGTCGTACTGAGCAATCGCATCTTTTGCGCTTTCCTCTGCGGCCAGATTAAACGCCTGCCTCGCCTCCTCGAGCCCTTGCGTAAGACCATCGACGTTAAACTGGATAGTGTTATCCTCTAACGACTGCGAAAACCGCTTAACCTCAGCCGCCGCCTGCCGGTACGTCTCACCGACAGTCCCGGGAAGTTTTCCCAAAAACTCATAAAACTTGATCAGAGGAACCATCAACTTCTGAAAGAAATCTGACCCAAAACTCAAAAGACCATTAAGAGCGTTGATAATCCCTTGAATAAACGCCTTCACCGCTCCAGCCCCGTATTCAAGAATCGTGAACACCCCAGCCACTAAATGATTGGCGAATCCCTGCAGGAAACCGAGCACCTGCC